CCAAGATCACGCAGGGCAGCGCCTAGACCGCCCTGCCCCATGCCGTAGATGCCAAGGATCTGGGAGCCCTGCTGCGCGGCCACCATCAGCGGGTTCATGCCGCCAGCAAGCGACACGCCAACGTCCTGTAGCTGGAAAGCCAGATTGACCTGGCGGGCCATGACGCGGGCAGAGGTTGCCCCCACAGCGTCCGTTGCCTTGCCCACAGCGGCAGCGCTGCGGCCGAAGTTGGTCATGGACGCTTCGGCCTTGCTCATCCCAGCCTGGAATTCGGCTGAGTTGAGCCCCAAATCTACACGGAGCGAGCCAACGGAAGCCATGTCTACCTCTGACGGTTAGCCATCCACACGCGCGCCGCAGCCATAATCTGGTCGGGCGATTGCTTGTGCTGCTGGGGTGATTTGGGACTGCTCAGGAGATCAGCGAGCGGAGTGAACCGATCGGCCTTCTGCGGTGCATAGGCGTTGAGACGCGCAATGTGCCAGGCAAGGGACATGCGGTCATTGTGTTCAAGGCGCCTGCGCTCGGCCGCGCCTCGAATGTAGGTTTGCATCTCGCGGGGCGTGATGCGCCAGAACAGGTCTGGAGCGAAGCCGGCTGCAATAAAGTCGGCTAGGAGGTTTTGCCAGTCCCAGCCGTCACCGGAGGGTTTTCACCACCTTCCTTGGCATCGGGGAATGCGAGTTTAATGGCCTTCTTCAGCGCCTCGGTCACGGCGATCGAACCCGCCTCGTCAATGATCTCGCCAGCCTTCTTGGCATCCGGTGCGGGTTCATTCTCACTCAGGGCAAACCGCACGATCTCGCGCATGCCCTTCATGCTGGGCTTTTCGCCGAGCTCGGCCATGACCTCGTTGAACGTCTTGCCGAAATGGTCCTCCATCTCGCAAAGCACGTTGGTGGTCAGGCGGAAACGATAGGTCACATCGCCGGCCTTGAGGCCGACTTCACCCTTCTGCTGGTTCGCCATTTAAGCAGCAGTCCCCCAGGTTTCTTCACCGGAAGGAGCAACCGTAATCGTTGCCGTCATCCGATCGTCGATCGGGATGACTTTGCTGAAGCCGGTTACGGCAGCGTCAAAAGTCAATGTCACCTCATTGTTGAAGGTGATCCTGTGCTCGACTATCGCGCCAGAAGCGAGGAGCCCGCGCACCAGAATATCCGTTGGGTTCGACGGGACCCAGTTTATCTCCAAGCTGGCTTCCCCGCTATCGACCAATCCAGCCAAATATTCCCTGCGGCGGCCAGGTGATTGCATGTGGGTGGCATCGACGCGGTCAGTCGTACTTTCACCCGGGGTGACGCTGATAACCTCTGCCACCTCGACAAAGGCTGGCTCAGGCAAGCTGGCATCCCAAATTTCATATTTAGTCCCATACCCGATGCGAGCTGTGGTCATGCGGCGTTCCTTTCATGGAAAAGGCCACCCGCGAACGGATGGCCTACAACTTCGAATCTGTGAGTTGGTCTAGATCGCCAAGCTAGGTTGGAATGGCGCGGCTAGCTTTGCGCTTTTCTTGATATTGTCGAGCGCCCATAAAGGCTGCAAGTTTGTCAGTGCCCATGCCCGATGGAAGTCCGAGTGGTCTGGGCTTTCATAGTTGTGGACCGAGAGCGGTATGCGGTGGTCAATATGCCAGTCACCATAGTTCCCCCACGTCATTCCTGGCTGGAATTGGCGTTCAAGGTGCCCCATTAGTTCAGCAATCGTGTAGCCCACCAGCGTCTCCCACCGGCGGCCACCCTTGGTGCCATTATCGTTCAGACTTGTTCTGATGCCCCGCGAGACAGCGGAATCGATCCGCATTTTCGCATTATCCTTGTTCCTCTCACGAAAACGCCTCTTTGTTGCGGCCGCTCGCTCCGGGTGAGCACGCTTCCAAAGCGTGGAGTACTGAGGATTGTCTTGGTAGAATTTCGCATTGGCCGCTTTAGACGCTTCGGGATGCGTTCGGTGCCATTTCAAGGCGGCCCTCTTGCGCATTTCAGGATTGGCTTTCTGATACTCTTTGGTCTGTTCGATGCGCTTTTCGCGGTTCTTTGCATACCAAGCTTTATGGCGCGCCTTTTGCGCTTCCTTCGTAGCTTCCCGGCATATTTTTGTGCATATTTTGCAGCGGCCAGAGCGGCCGAGCAGGCAATTCTTGTTTCGGTCAAAATCGCCTAGCGGCTTCGCTTCGCCGCACTTGGTGCAAACCTTAATTTGCTCTAAAGCTGAATCAGCCACCCTGACACCTCACTCGTGTTGGTCTGGTTAGGGCTAGGTCAGGCGCGTCAACGCCCCCTAGCCCGATGATTCTATACCCAAATCGGCGGATGCCAAGCGATTTAAGTGGGCTGCCAGTGAATGGCCGCGTCCCGGCTGTCGGTGAACCAGCTAGAGGCGGTATCCTTGTCGAACCGCGTCCGCTGGCCCTGCATGAAGATGCCTTGGAAGCGATAACCGCCAAACTCGCCTTTGAACCCAGATATACGGGCCTCTAGGGCTTCGGCGACGGCGCGGGCAGATGCAGCGGTCGCGCCACGACAATCAAACTGGACATGGGTCATCTCATAGTCATCCGCGCCGGCCATGGTGTAATGGCTGATGCTGCTGATCACGTACATGACAATAGAGGGTTGAGGCGTGCCCTGGGGCAGAGTGTCCCACTGCACGCGATTGCCGATCAGGCCCGCCAGCGTGGCGTCGGCAAGCAAGAGGCCGGCTAGTTTGGTTTGCATCACTGACCCTTTGCCGCCCGTTTGGCCTTGGCCCTGATGGCCTTCTCAATCTCAATCCAGGCATAGTCGCCGATCGCGTCCAGAACCTTGTCCTTCGTGCTCGCCCAGGCCGGGCGCATGAATGGATGAGGCGCGTTGCCGTCCCCGCCAAACTCGCGCAGATGACCTTGCGGATGAGCGCCGGGCCCGACAAAACGCTCGACCTCGGCCTTCTTGACGTGCATTCCCGCCTGACGCTCGGTGAGCGTGCCGGAAACGTCTATGCTTTCCCTCAGATGGCCTTCTTCCCAAGGCGCCAGTGAGCGGGCCACGCGTGCTGTGATCTGCCCTCCATAGTCGAGCGCCTTGCGGGCAATGTCGCGCCGTTTGCGAGGGGTGAACTGCGACAAGGCAGCCTCTATCCCCTTCATGCCCTCGACCTTGACCGTGAACTTCATGGGGCTACCTCAAAGAAAAAGGCGACCCCGAAGGATCGCCTTTACCTAGCTGCATCAACTCGCCGCGCCGTGGCATATCTCAACCCGCCGCAACTTGCCTCGCCTGCCTCAACACGCCGGGGCTCGCCTTAACTCACCTCGCCTTGCCAAGCCTGCCTAAACCCGCCTCAACCAACCTGACCGCGACTTACCGTGCCATGCCTGCCAAAACGTGCCGTGCCGTGCCCCAACTCGCCTTACCTTGCCTGCCTCAACGCGCCCAACCCCGCATCAACATGCCGGACCTGACCTTGCCTCGCCTGCCCCACCAAACAGGGCCAAGCCTTACCCTAACTTTCCTAGCCCTGACTGCCCTACCTTGATCCTCGCCAACCGAACGGGCCGTCCGGTTCCGCGCCAGCCTAGGCAGCCTTGTCGGCGCGCCCTTCAATTTGCAATTGGTCGATAACCTCGACCATCTTCGCGAATTCTTTCATTTCGCCATACTGGCGCTTCCAGTTGTTCAATTCCCGCAGCGCCCTGTGCAGCACAATCTCGCGGGTGTTCTTCTGCGACATGGCATGCTGCATTTCGCGATAATGCGGCGTCCCCGTCTCAGCCACATGCACATAGGCACGCATACGCTGGGCCGGCTTATCGGGGCTGGTGTAGATGGCCACGACTGCCCGAATGAGCCCCCTTGCCTGCTTAAGACGGTGCTGACGCGCCGCCTCTGTATCGTCCCACTCAAAGAACGAGTGGAGCGGAGAATTGTCGTGCTTGGCATCGTCCAGAATGTCGTCTGGCGTCAGCTCGCCTTTGAACTTCTCTCGAAGCATTTCGATATGGACGCCAACCACATTGGCATCAGGGTGTTTGCCTGCTTGGAAGCGGGCACCATCTGCGAACTCGAAACCGGCGATCTTCATTATGCCGCCTCCGCTTCCGTAGCCACATGGAACATGCCGTACTGGCCGTCCTTCTCAGGACGCCACTCACCAACACCGACTGCAAAGCCCGCGACATTTAGCAGGTTGAGGATTTGAGCCTCAGTTAGTACGTTCTGATTGAAACGCACCAAAATTGTCGCCCGCCACGTAGAAAACTCAGGGCGATACCGCAGATCGGCAGTGCCCATTCCGACGCGCACCATGTCCTCACGCATGGCAGGATCGCCGCCGTCGATACGAACTAGGTTGACGCGGGACTTACTGCCCTCGAAGGCGCCAGCAATATCTGCATCCTCTCCCAGGATATGAAAAGCCTGACGGGCTTGGATTTTGGTCAGACCTGAAACCGATGTTCCGGCCGTGACTGCCGCGTTTTTGAATGCCACGCTCGGGAAGCCGTAGCCACCATCAGCGAGGCGATACATGCTGGCCTCGAAGTCAGCAGTCGGGTCCTTCTTATCCTTCGCGCCCTTGGCACGCCCCATCTGCTTGTCGAGCATTTCCTTTTTAGCCTTTGCCGACCATGCGTGGACTATCAGCGGGCTATCGCCGATCAACGTCACCGCCATGGTGCCGATGTTCAGCGCTGGCAATTCGATTCCGACTTCTTTCTTCACAGCTGCGGCCATTTCTAGGTTCCTTTTTGTCTCGCGGAGCGCCGGGGCCGGGGTTGGCAATGCGCTATTGCGTTTACAAAACTAAACCTAGGGTATATCAAGCTAACCGTCAACATGAAAATAACCGTTGGGGTTATCTTTCTTCACATGAGGGTCAGCGCCATGCTACAGACGGCAACTATGATAGAGCCTGCGCAGATACGAGCGGCCCGCGCATTGCTCGGGTGGAAACAGACCGACCTTGCGGCGGCCTCTGGCATTTCAGAGATGAGCATTAAGAACGTCGAGAAGGCAGGATCGGACCCCAGGTCCAGCACCTTGCGGGCGATCCAAGAGGCTTTCGAGAGGGCTGGCGTCGTCTTTCTTGACGCTGGGCAGAACCGCGAAGGCGGGGCTGGCGTCAGGTTGCAGGAATAAGATTGTCGCCGGAGCGAGAGGCTGTGATCTCCAGCCCTTCGCGACGTCCTAACTCTTTCAGGCCCTGTATTTCGTATTCAAGACCTTCACAGGTCAGTCGATCGGCCGCGGTAATCGTACTGGTCAAGCCGTCATAGCGAACCCGAAACCGCGTTGTCACGCTGGCGCCTACCTGGGCTGCACGAACCTTCTCGCCGTCGCTGACGTCCTCTTTCGAGGCCCAGCGCTTGCCCAGTTCTGTCCAGCCCTCGATTGGCTCGAAGTCGGAGTTGTAGGAGATGCCGTACCGCTCGAGGGTGATGCGGCGATCGAGTGGACCGGCGCGCATCACAGGGCCATCCTGCGGAACGGAGCAATCAGCGCATTGGCCGCGAATGGCAGTTCGGAGAAGCTGCCTTCAGCCACGGTCTCGCGATTTGCGTACCAATGCCCAACCATCAGCAGGATCGCCACCTTGAGCGCTGCTGGAACCGTGCTAGAGGCCTCAGCGGAGCTCACTGGCGGCACTGCGTCAGGATCGGCCTCTACTGCCGGGGTTGTGGGGTAACCGGCCTTGTAGGTCACCGATACGGCGCCCTGCTCATAGAGGTCACCCGGGGCTGAATATCCTGCATCCCAAAATACGCGCGGCCCAAGGCTGTCGGTCACCAGCGCATAGTCGCTGTCGGCTACGGTCGAGACCTGGCCGGCGGCGTTGCGGTAGGTGATGCTGACGATTTCGCTCACAGGGCCGAGCACGAGGCGCATAGTGCAGCCGAACATGTCGAAGTCCTGCCGCCATGTCTGTTCAACCAGAGCGCGGCCGAGAATGCCGGTCCAGCCGTCCAGATACGATACGGCGCCGGCAATCAGGCCGTTGATCAGGCCATTCTCCTCGTCGCCCTCGACCTTCAGGTGCAGTTTCGCTTCTTCAAGCGTGACCGGCATGGTCGTCGGTGGGGTGACGAGGATGGGAGCGTGCATTTACTTCTTGGCCTTGTTCTGAGCCGATGCGCCTTCAGCCTTGTTGGCGTGCTCGTCTTCCTTCTTCCGGGCTGGGGCCTTGATCGCCTCCACTGCACGGGTTTCGAGCAGACGGCTCGCTTCGGCCGGCGTCAGATCGATCTTGCCGCCCTTGGCCACAAAGTCACCAGCGCCGCGGTAGAGACGGCGTCTTGCAAGATATTCAGCCATGATGGCCTCCTTGATAGTGGAAACGGCGGGCACGAGGCCCGCCGTCTGTTTGCGCTAAGCCCTTAAGGGGTGGGGATGATGAAGGGGCCGTGCACGAAAGCCTTGGGCCGGTACACGGTGAGCGCGAGGCGCTCCTCGGCGCGGATCGTGACCATGTTCTTCACGAAGTTATCACGGTCCTCCGTCGAGACCTGCACGTTCGCCTGCTCGCGGTCCCAAATCTGGGCTGCAAGGCCGAACGCGCCGACGAGGAACTCGCCAGGGGCGATGCTGTCACTTTCCACGACGCGCATGCCCCAGAGGCGGGGAACGGCGCCAGAGGTCACGGCTGCGTGCAGGTAGCGCCCTTCGGCGTCCTTCAGCAATTCCATGGCCGCCCAGTCTTCCGGGTTCAGCACCACCGCGTCGGCCGGGTAGAAGGCCAGGCGCACCTGTAGTTTGGCGAGACGGATCTCATCAAACTTGTTGGCGTCTGCAACGGTGATCGGCGCAGCATAGTCGGTCGCCTGTGGAATCAGGCCGAGCATGTTCACGCCGGTACCCGATCCGTTCAGGAGCTGGTCTTCTTCTTCCTGGCGGAGGCCTTCGCGCAGCCGGTTGTCGATGTAGCCGGCGAGGAACGAAGCATCGTCCAGCACCTGCTTGGACGCAGGAATCCAGTGCGCGATCGTCGCCACGTCGGCCTTGGCCGCAGTGAACGTGATGTTGCTCTCAGGCTTCAGCGTGTTTTCCGCCACAGGGGCCGCGCTGTTCGTGAACACGTCTTCACGCGGGTACTCGATGGTCATCGAGTTTGTGGTGCCGACAGGCAGCAGGTCGCGGACCATCAGCGGGCGGTCGGGCTCACGGATGATGCCGTTGACCGACTGCACGGTCTGCAGCGGGTTGCGGGCCGTGCCAGAAGCGAGCGATGTGATCGCCTTCAGTTCCAGGCGCGCGGTGCCGCCACGACGCTGCACGAACGACTTGTATTCGTCAGTGTCGATCAGGCGCTGGCCGACGGACTTGGATTCGTCCTCGCCATTGCCGCGGCCACGGTTGGCCTTGCGCTCGATCTCGTCGGCGCGCTCGGCTGCCTTCTTGATCTCCTGCTGGATATCCTTGATCCGGCCGTCGATATCAGTGGTGTCGGCCTTGGCGTCCACCTTTTCCATCGCCGACTTGATCATCTCGGCCAGGTCGTTGTTCTTCTTGTCCAGGACGTCGTAGGTCGTCTTGACCTCGTCACGGACTGCTTTCACGAACTCCTCGTGATTGGGATGCTCGGTCATGACTGGTTATCCTTTCGCATGACGGATTGCTTCAAGGAGTGACTTCTGGAAGCCGCTCGTTTCATCGCCTCCGCCAGCGTCCCGCTTGGCGATTAGGCCTTGGTATCCATCGCGCATCAGCGTGATGGCCTCTGATCGGCTAAACTCCACACCAGCGTCCCGCATGACGCGAAGCAGCAACCGTTCAAATTCTCGTTCGGTCTGATCGCTCGCCTTTACCGCTGTAGCGCGAGCGGCGCTGTCTGCGGGAAATGTGACGATGCTGATCTCGCGAAGATCTATTTTCTTGAGGACGCGTACCCCATCGGCGCGCTCAGATGACCCGCCCGGAGGGATACGGAAGCCAATCGAAAAGCCATCCACATGGCCGGCGCGCAATGAGGCATAGATATCGTTGGCCAGGCTGTGATCTGGGGTTAGGGTACCCTCCACGGCTAACCCTTTTTCGTCCTCCTGGAGCAACATCCAGCGGCCAATAACGCGGTCTGGATCGTGCTGGTGCAGCATCGGGATGCCGCGATTGCCTGCCGCACGGATGGAGGCCGAATAGGCGCCCTTGACGATGGTGTCGCCGTAACTGTCCACGCCGTCGAAAACGGACGCGTAGCCCTTCACAGAGCGGGAATCTGCTGCGACCTCGACATCATCGAGAGCGATGAATTTATGCTCGTTCATCGTCGTCCTCATTGACTGGCGCGGGCGGGATTTCCTCATCGCTCGCTTCTGGGTTGGGTTCGCTGTTCGATGGGCGGAATAGCTCATCACCGCCGGGCAGCGGGTCGAGCTCCTCGAGTCCGCGTACCTCGTTCTGGGTCATCCAGGCAGGCGCACCGCCTGAGCCCAGCGCCCGCGAGAAGTACTGCGACCGCTCGGTGGCCGAGCCGCGCATGAAGCCCTTCATTTCGAGATGAGCATAAACGTCTTCGTCATCGAGCAGATCGCGATCTAGGGCGTTCTCCCAGCGATCCACCCACGGCCCGAGGGTGTGGATGATGTGGGTCAGGAACATCTGCTCGGCGCTGGCGTAGGTCGCGGCCTTGTCCGACTGCATCATCATGATCGGCTGGACGCGGAAGATCCTGCCCATCTCCTCGACCTGCATGCGCCGGCTTTCCAGATGCTGCTGATCAACGGCAGTCATCGTCATGGCCTGATACTTCCAGGCAGCCTCGAGAACAGCCGTCCCGCCCTTACCGCCCGCGCCGAATTGCTCTTTCCAAGCGGCTGCGACTTCAGAGCGGCGTTCTGGGCTCAGATTGCCACCTTCCAGCGACAGGATGCCCGAGGGGCGCCCGCCGTTGAGCGACAGGTTCGACTGTGCATTCTCCAGCGACTGAGCTAGGCCGATCGCTTCGGCCGCCAGCCGCACAATAGGCAGGGCCGTGACACCGTCCATCGAGGGCCCGCGCAGATGGAATATCTCGTCCCGATCGTAGGTGGCCTGTTTGCCGTTGATCGTGATGCGATAGCGCACCGTATTGCTGGCAGGATCGAACAAAGTCTCAACGGCGCCAGGGTGGACAGGGATCAACTCGTCAACGTTACCATTGACCCGGTTGATGATGGAAAACCCGCTGCCCAGCAGGACAGCGTGCATGGTCATGAGCTCGCGCCACTCGAAAGAGGTCATCCACGAGTTGGGGCGCCTATGCAGGACGTTGTAGGCTGGGTGCTCCTTGGCCGGCACGCGCGAGCGCTGGCCATCCTTCACCTCGTCGCGATAGACCTTGAGTGGCAGCTGGGCCACGCCTTCGGAGATCACACGGACGGCGCAGAGAACCGACGACAACTGCAGCGCAGTATGCTCGGTGACGATAATCCCATGCCGCTGCGCACCGCCCGTAAGGCTGAGGTTGCGGATGAAGTTGTCGCCATGGCTCCGCCCTTCCCCGAACCATGTCCAGGGGGCCCACCAGTTAGCCATGTAGGTCTCCTAGAGGACGAGCAGCGGCTCGGTTGAAAGGTAAGAGCCGATTGCAACGCCCTCATCCATGGGAGCGACGCCAACGGCCATGGCCAGCGCCACGGCGCCATCGATGCGCCCTGAGCTTTTGGCCTTGGACAGTTTGCGGTTGCCGGCGGGGTCGGACTGAACCACAGCGTTCGCCATGCACATGTTCAGCACCGGATGATTGCCATGCGCGAGCCTGGCGTTGAGAATTTCGCCCTCTAGCTCACGCAGCGCAGGGCTCATTGACTGGAAACCCTGCCCAAATTCCTCGAAAAGCTCTTCGATCCGCTCTTCCGTGAACCCTGCCTTGAGCAGCCAAGGCTTCAGATGCCGGAAATTCCACCGGTCAAAGGCGATCTTGCGGATATTGTAGGCCCGATCGAGCCGGTAAATCTCTGCCGCGACCCACTCGTAATCGATCGTCTTGCCCGGCGCGGCGATCAGCTTTCCAGCTTTCTCCCACACATCATAGGGCACCCGGTCTTTCTGGCTCTTGAGGGCAAGCCCCTCTTTCGGCAGCCAGAACGTGGGCCAGACGCCCCATTGCCCGCCTTGCTGGCCAGTGAGCACCAGAGCGGTCAAATCCTGAACTTCGGACAGGTCGAGCCCGCCATAGAGCGGCGTATCCTCGTCCAATGGGCCAGGATCAGCGCCGCAAGCCTCCCAAACTGCCCGCGAAATGAAAGGGCTGGTGGCTTCCACCCGCTGATTCAGCACCAAGTTCCGGTACTGAGACTCCCGCGCCGGCATGCGCCGCGCGTCCTCGGCCATTCCCCGCACCAATTCGGCGTTGAGAAAGTCCCCAAACGCAGGGTTTGCCTGCCGCATTGCCTCGTCCCCGAAGGGATCGAGCGCCATATCGGCGGTATATAGGCTCAAAACCACCTTCGGATCGGCGCCAGAAATGGCGTCATCGATCAAAACCGACAGCAAATCAGCGTCCGTTGCCGCCTGCGTCGAGATCACGATCGACAAAGGATCTTCGTGCGCGCCGACAGCGGTTTCCAGGGCGTCGTATAGCTCCGAATGCGGCCCCTTCACCTGGCCAAGCTCATCATGCACGATGAACACTGGCGACAACCCGTAGGCCGTTGCTGCCTCGGCCGAGAGCGCCTTGTAGAGCGTGCCAAGCTCAGGGCAGAATAGTTCCTTGATGGTGTCCCGCGGGATCACCACGCTATTGAGGTCTGGCGACATGCGAACGATCTTCGCAGCCAGCTTGAACAGGATGGCCGCCTGCTCTTTCGACTGGGCCGCGCTGTTGAGCTGCGAGTTAGCTCGAGCTTCAGGCCCGCACAGGTGCAGAAGCAGCAGAAACGCCGCCAAAGTGGTCTTGGCGTTCTTGCGGCCGAAGCTAATGATGGCGCGACGGGTGCGCGCCGGGTTGTCGTATATCTTGAGGATCTCGCGCTTCTGCCAAGGGCGCAGCCTAACCGGCTTCCCAACGTCCTTGCCTTCGGGAATGCGACAAAACCGTTCCACCCATTGGCAGTTTCGTTCGCCCCGCGTCAGAGCAGGTGGGTTCGCCTCGCTCTTTTTGCGTTGTTGTCTGGTGCCCACATCGGCCTCAAGTTTGATAGCTGGTTGAGAGCGATGATGTCGGCTTCTGTCTTGGCATCCGCGACGGGCAAAATATGGTCGATCTGCCATTCCGCCATGTTGTGCCAGCCCATGCCCGGAAGGAATTGGCGCTCGATATGAGTGACAAATGCATCGACGGAGTAGCCAAGCTGTTCGAAGGTTGGCGAAGTCTTGATTGCCCCAACCTGTGCAAGTGCGTGGCGGTGCAGCCTACTTAAGCGAGCATGCATTACGGCGAGTGGATCGGCCCTACGCCTAGCTCGCTGTTTCGCTGCCGCTTGTTTCCGGCTCATTGCCTTTTTGTCGGCTGGCAGAGCTTTGTTTCGCTGTGTTTGAGCGGCAACCTCACGGTGAAGGCAGCCGCAGGACCTGGTTTT